AAGAGTCCCATTAGCACTAATTGTACCATATGTCCAAATTATCCGATTACGATGTCATCCTCAGATTCAGGGCGTGTCGCAAAGTGGGAGACCATAGCCATTCCAACTGCTGCACAGATTGTGGAGTTTGAGACCTTACGACCTAAGTACCAGCCGCCATCCTTGAAAGGTAACTTCACAGCTGAGAGAACTTGCTTTGTTAGTTCATCCTGTCCACCATGGATAAGCCTTTGTGAGGTAATTGCTGAAAGCATCTCATCGCATGCCTGCCCATAAACTGCCCCATCGATCGGAGTCGTAGGGATGCCGGCAGGTGCGAGCCTTGCTGCTACTGCACCGGCTGTCTGGCGAGAATAAGCAACAGTCTCCACAGAATACTTACGAACCCAATCAGCAATTGAATTAGCCATCTGTTTGTCATCAAGATTGACAGGATTCTCATAAGTATCCAGCAACACGACCATGAACTTGTCACCTTCGAGCCTTTGGGCTGCGAGTAATGCCCCTGCTCTGCGATCCGGTGAAAGGTCGATAGCCATCCAAGTAGTTGCCTCTTTGTCGAGCTTTGCTTTATCAGATAGACAAGCTGCCCAGTTAGAAGCACCAATAGCAGGATTGATCTGTGAAACCCATTGGCACAATAACTCGGTGCGGACAATTGATTCATCATCCATCATCGCCGCTTCAAGATTCTCAATCGAAATTGTGTGACCTAGCGATGGATTGGCTTGTGCCCAGGCATCTCGATCATCAATCTTGCAGCCAGGTTCAGCCGACCATTCGAACCAGCCGATCTTGTCATCTGCTCCACCTGCCGCTGCGATGCCTCGTTCTCTAAGGCGGTTTAGAATTACTGAGTGTTGATCACCGGCATTGCTAAAAATTAGTGTTTGAGGATTAGGAGTAGCCATTTGCGTGTATCGAAGCGATGACCATACTTCATCATCGTGAAACTCGCGCACCTCATCCATGTAGACAGTATCGGGAGCGGCAATACCGCGAGAGGCTGAGTTATTGGCTCGGACTAAGTAACGCTCACCTGTTGAGAGCTTGATTTCCTGTGAACCTTTAGACTCGTACTTCTTTGAGAAACGATCTGCCAGATGAGCAAAAGATTGGATCGTGTCATCGATCTTCCAAAAGATTTCAGATGAGGTTGTCAGCTTGTGGGCTGTGTGAACCTGCAACTTCTGCTCAAGTGCGTACATTCGCCATAAGATCATGAGCTGCATGAATGTAGATTTACCATTCTGACGGCTGATAATGACCCCAGCCTCCTTGAAATACCACTTGTCATTCTCGGTAACTTTGCATAACTCATGAGCCAAGAATTGCTGCCAAGGTAGCAGCGTAAAGCCAATAGACTCACAGAACTCGATAAATTGGATGCCGTAAGAGGGTAGATCTGGGCTTTTAGTCCATATACGAGGTTCTATCACACCTCGGTAAGCCTTCTGAGGCTGTTCTAAGCCCTTTTGAGCCTCTTCTGACATCTTATGACCTATTCATCCTGATAGTGGCTTATATGCTCGTTTTGTGGGGTAAAAGACCCAGGGAGGGTCATGGGTGTTGCAGCACTATCAAAAAGCCTACCCCCCTTGGAGAAGTTACATGTTCTGCATAATACTTGGAGATTGCTATCCATATCATTACCACCTAACTTACGAGGTATGATGTGATCAACAGTATCACCCTCAAGTCCACATCTCTGGCATGTGTTTTGATCGCGCCTTAGTATGCGCTCTCTTATCTTTCTCCATTGATAACTAGATCCATTGGATAGAGCTGACTTCTTCAATGCCATCCCTTATCTATGAAGTGTTGCCATGCTATGCATGGTTCACCATATCTGTGACCTATGTAGTTCAATCCCCATTGTACTTGGTCATATCCATTAAGTGTTGCTAGATACTCTGATCTTCCTTGAGGTATTCCATTATGAGAACCATTCTTTGCTTCTGGTCTCCAATTAGATTCCTTTGTATAGAGCTTGTCTAAGCACTTAAACTCTTTCATATTAAAATCTAATAGATATAAAGAATAAGTCTTATAGTCTACATATTGCACTGGTTTAGAGCCACCTGCATGAGGCATGCATAGCAGTATCCCAATAGCAACTGCTAGCACCCCCCGAGCCTTACCCTTACGGGCTCGGGCTGAGCCCCTGATGGGCTCTGCTGCAAGTAGCGTACCGAGCCTGTCAAGCAACAGCGTAAATCTTGGGCGTGTCATCACTTATTTACCTCCTGTGGATAACTTCTGTGGATAACTATTTATCGGTTGAGTAGAAGCCTTTGCCCTTAAAGTGGACAGCAGCTGTGCTTATTGTCTTAACCATTGGCTCATTACAGTAAGTGCATGGGATCATAGGTCTATCGTGCCATCCATGGAAGATCTCTTGACTGAGATTGCATCGTGTGCATTTGTAATCGTAGGCTGGCAAGTTAAGCACTTCCTTATCATGTATGACCCACATCCAGAGCAACGGTCGATGTCTGCATCTGTGGGTTCTTTGTCTAGGTGACCGTATTTAAGTAAGAGTAGTGGCAATAGATCCTCTAAACGAATAATGCAGGCATAGTCCTCTGCACTCTTATCAGATTGTCCATTGAGTCTTATGCAAGCAAATCCGAGTTCCCCCGAAACAGATGTGCGAGCCTTTAATTGCCGTAAGTACGCTAAAGGTTGAAACCCAGCCCTAGCCTTGACCTCGCAGTCAAACGGTACATTGACAATATCTTTGCCACTACCCCTTCCCACACATGCGCCTTGCCACCAAGTCGATAGGTACTCAGCTACTACGCGCTCTGTGCGGAAACCTCTGTGCTTCCTTGCTTGACTAGCCATTGACTGCTTTACATTTAGCGCACTGCCATGACACTACGCCATTGACAGCATCCGATGAGATGTCCTCTAAGTCCTTGATCTGTACAGGTTCGTTGCATAACTGACATGGCACAAAGGCTGACATGAGGTCTACCCATTCACCATTGATCTTGATACCGATATTACCCATTATTCCTCCCATAGTTGAAAGCCAATACAACTGACACTAGAACTACCCAGATAATTACGAACTCCATTATGCCCTCGGCTTCTGTGGTGCAAACTTGCCATCAGAGCCCAGGTTGTACCACTTTGTAGGGCATCGATGAGCTGATGAGATTGCTGTGTTGCAGAAGAATCCGCCCCAAGCCTTGCCATTCTTCTCACCTTCGCGCCACTGCATGTGTCCATGCTGGCATGATGGTGCTTCTACTGCTTCACCTGTTCCCATTACAGCTGCGATATTCTCCATAGCCTTCTCTAGACTGACTGGAGCATCTACTACTTTCATGTACTCATTGACTGGAGTAGTCCAATAATCCTGCTCTGGTACAACATCTTGTACCGGTGGCTTGACAGGCTTTTGTGCTACTACCTTGGTCATTTCCTCTCGGCTTGGTCTCTTTCCTTTAGCAGCATAACCTGCATTTGCAAGTGCTCTGCCGATCGCAGAAGTCTCGCAATTCTCCAGTGCTGAAGTGCTATTAACACCTCGTTCGCTAATCGTTTCCTCTGCATAGCCAGTAGTCCACGAAACTTGATCCGTAGCAACTTTGTAAAGATAAGCCTTAACAATGTATCGACCCTTCTCGACAACTTCCAGCTCTGTTGCAATGCGAAAATCTGGATAATCCTTAATAAACTTTTCAAGACGAACCTCCACTGTCTCATAGTCGGCTAAATTAAACATATAGATCGTTCTCCTCTGTTGCTAGTTGTCCACCAAGTGCGGCGTAGGATGCCATGTCGATCCATGTGTCGATCTGCTGGGCTGATTGATTAGTCCTTGCAAGTTTAACCAAGACCATGATCCCTGCCACCTGATAGTCGTGTATTGGTGTTTGGAGGTATGCGCTGAGGAGCATTGCTGTGTGCTGCAAGTTATCCGCAGGGTGACCGTATGTAAGCCCACGCTGACTGATCGTGTCTGTGGCTGTGAGTAGGATTTCATTTGCTTTCATTCTTCCCAAAACTCCTGACGGCTAACGGCTCGACCTCGATGCCAGCCTTCACGCAATCCGCGTTCATGTCCGACTCTATATGCATCTATTGCTATCAGTGTCATTGAGAATATAAGCCCTATAAAACACAGAGCTAGTGCTTTTTCTTGTAATGTCATTTTGCTCCCTTTCCAGCAATATCTTTGCTGTTGGGATTAGTGTGACATCAAACCCAGACGAATCAAGCACATTTCGATAACGAAACGATAACGATTTATTGATACAACTTTCCGTACAAGGTAAATGATCCATCCTTATTAATAGGCACTAGCATCGGTGAGACATGGTTTCCATAAGTCTCAATGACCGCCACGCTCATCTGCCAATTAGCACTTCCGGCTTTGAGATAAGAGGCTTTATTCTTTGCCATGACATTTCCTGCCTCTACGCCCCACAAAGTCCTGTATTGGCTTCCTATGCCCTCTGTGAAGGCTGATATGCCTGCTCTGTGAGTGTGTCCACAGACTACAGATTTGCCAAACTTCTTAGCCAAGCCAAGAGCTGTAAGCCCGGCATTGGAGTTCATCGATCCTTCATCGCCATGGACTAAGACCCAGCCTCGGTGGAACTCAAAGGGCTTCTTATGAAAACGGATCCCCAGACTGGAGAAATCCATAAAGTTGGAATACTCGAGTTCTGGAAGTCCGATGAGACTAGGAGCTCCTCTAACGAGAGTGTGGTATAGACGATCGGTGTGATTGGATCGTGTAATGTCGGTTGTGCCCAGATCCCACAGGATGTTTTGAGCCAGACTTCTATCGGCATCTAACTTGCCCTCATATTCTAGGTGAGTACCTTTAGCCCACTTGGACTGAGATTGCATGTCCAGTTCATCACCGGTATTGAGGACTAAATCAAACTTCTCGCGCTTTACTAACTTGATGAGATTCTTAACGGCTTGCTCATGATGGTAAGGGATCTGTAGATCCGAAATCACTAAGTAGCGTTTTTTAGTCATCGTCCTCATCTTCGTAATCACCGAACCGTTCTGGCTCGATTGGATCAGGCAAGATCCATGCAGGGTAAGCAGATCGCTCTATGATGATTCCAAGGATAGTTTCCTCATCAAAGCCAGCGCGCTTGAGAGATTGAGCGAACTCATACATCCCAATGCAGTAAGCATCGAGAGCTGAGTAATCTTGCTCAACTAGATTCTTAGTTGCTTTTCTTGCCATAGCAGAATTATCGCTCTAGAAGCAAATTATAAATCTCATCGACACGCCCATTGAGGCGTTTGATTTCAGACATGAGATGAGTAATTACAAAGCCAGACAAGCCACCGAGGATGGTCAAGGTAGCAAGGTACAGAGTGAAGAAGTCTGCCTGTGTCACTTCTTCTTTTCTACAGTATCAACCGCAGCCTCGATAGAATCAACCAAGATTTCGGCAATAGCCTTCTTGGCACGATATGACTTGATCGCTTGGCGTAGTACCGGGATGGCAATTAGACCGAGCGTTGCGTAGATTATGGCTTCCATTACTCTCCTAGTTTGGCTAGTTCGTCTTGGTGAACTGTGATTGCATTGTCAAGGATTGCTAGGGCATCGTCAGCAGCTTGTACCGCCTCAGGGTTTCCTGCTGCAACCTCTTTGTTGAGAGTGTGCTGGTATGCCTCAGATGCGAACTGCGCGATGCGCTGCTCAAGAATTGATTTCTTCTGATCGTTTGTTAGTAGTGCTGAGTAGTCCATGATGCTCCTAGTTTGCGTAGTAAGGTACTTTGACGGTTGTTCCTGCGACTTGCATTGTGATGAATCCTACCGCTAGAGCAGGTAAAGCAACCGCACCTGTGTTGGCCGTTGCAGATGTGTTGCCTGATGCGAAGTTGATTGTGCCTGATGCATTGACGGCAGTTAAAACTGTTGCACCGCTATTTTGCCACTCTGTAATATTGGAGGTCTGTGATGCGATTGCCTTAAAAACAGAAGTAACTACCGAAGTGCTATATCCATTAACTCTAAGTGATGCACCATCTGTGAATGCTGCTCCACCAAAACGACCATAAACAGTAAAGATTCCATTGTTTGTAAAATCTCCATTTGATGCAATACTTGCTTGAACCGTACCTGCGCTATTTCTCCACTGCTGTAAATTGCCCGTCTGAGATGCCAAACCTTCAACAATAAGTGGAACCTGTGAAGTAGATGCAGGCCCAACAACAATACTTGCTGAGGATGTGTCAGATGTGCGAACTCTAAAAAATCCACCTGGCATTATGTAGGCACGAACTTGTGCTCCTGATTCCTGCCATTCTTGAAGATTGGCAGTCTGAGATGCAACACCACGCACGATAAGATTAACTGCAGTCGTAACACGCTGAAATACAACAAGTGAATTGCTTACAGAGTTGCTGTCAAGATAAGCACCTGTGTTAGCAACGCTGAGTATATATCTTGTTCGTACTGCAAACAAGCTGTTACCAACTAAATCTCCAGCAGAAGTAATTTGAGCCAAAATGCTTCCCGCACTGTTCTGCCATTCTTGTAGATTGCCTGTCTGAGATGCTGCGCCGCGAATGACTGCTCCGATTGTTGCAGCCGAGCCGACCTGCAGTGAGAACACGCCGAAGTCTATGCCTATATTACCGATTGAGAGTCTAGACGCTGACCTGATCGCACCGACTGGTGAAATCGTCAGGACGCTAGTGCTCGCAGAGTCTTTGAACTCCATTAGATTGGCAGACTGAGAGGCGCTACCCTTAACAATCAAACCTACTGTTGCAGCACTTGCAGTTGTGATCTGTTGAACGCCACCTGTAAATGTGTTGGCAGTAGTAAGCAATGGGATTGTTGTCCATTGCGTGTTGTAATCTGTGCCATCGATCTTGAGCAACGCTTGACCAGTAGTACCACCTACGACTACTCCTGCGCCGTTAGTACCATTAGTACCGTTAGTACCAGCTGCGCCTGTATCTCCAGTATCGCCCTTATTGCCTGTGTCACCCTTTAGACCTTGAGCACCACCTGCACCTGTAGGACCTGCTGGACCTTGAATGCCTTGAGCACCTGCTGGACCTGCGTTGCCTTGTGGTCCTTCTGGACCTGTAGGACCTGCTGGACCACCTGAGGGACCTGCTGGACCCTGTGCACCGCGAGGACCTGGAAAGAGGTTATTAGAACTGATCGTGACTCTAGCCATTGGAGCCTCCTAGCATCGGAATGTTAAAAAACTTTTTATCTTCATCCGCAGCTTCTGAAAACGAGATATGGATGTGATGGTTGTGGGCATTGATGCCTGTGTACTTAACCCATCGCCAAAGGGATTTGCGTGAGCAAATTTTGCCCATGTGGATAATATAAGTGATTCGCTTACTGGACTTCGCATATTCTCGAATCTGATCTGCAAGGTAGACGGAAGTCCCTTTTCCGTTGTTGAGATCAGCATCCACATCGATGGCGCGTACCCATCCTTGAGCATCTGGATTGTGATCAGACTTGCGAGCAGAGTGCTTTGTATCACCGATCCACCCATCGGAAGTTCTATCTCTATCTGGGAAGCAGTCATCTACTTGATTACGAAATTGGATGGCAGATTTACTCAGGCGTGGCTTCATCAATTACCTCTGGCAATTCGACCTGAGTCACTTCGCCTGTTGCTACATTAACTTCCATGCCAAAACGCTTAGATGTATTTTTCATGCTAGGACTCCGTAAAGTGCGACTGTTCCCGCGCTTGTGAAAGCACTTGAAGTTGAAAATGTAACTGTGGTGATTGCCGCGGATGCGTAATACTGACCAGTAAGATTTGGAG